AGCAAAGACTAGACGCAGCAAGAGCTAGAGCTGCACGAAAACGCTTAATCATTGACGGTATTGGATTTGCGTTTATTGGAACAATTCTTTTTGCTTGTGTTATGGCGGTAGTAGGAGTGATAGTTTGAGTTTAGTAGAATACGCCAAGACAGAACGTCAGAGAGAAATACTGGACGTATGGGAAAACTGCGGACGCAATAGTGCTAATGCAGCGCATCGTTTAGGTATTACGACTTCTACATTACGACATCATGTCTCTGCTGTTAAAAACTTTGCTGCTGCTTCTGGGTATTCTGACAACTGGGATGCGACTCGTCACGTTCCAGAAGGTGAAATAGTCATTGGTCGGTCTATCTACACTCAGGACGATGAGGGTAACAAGGCTTGGTTGAAAACCAAAAGGACAATGACCGAGGCACAGCGAGACAAGGCTCTGCAAGGTTTTGTTGATGGTCTTACCAAAGGTCTGCCGCAGTACAAGCCGAAAGCTAAACCAAAGACAAAGAAGTTTGCTGAAGACTTACTGCCTACTATCGCGATAGGTGATGCACACTTTGGCATGAGGGCTGACGCAAGAGAAACAAAGGAAAGGGACTACGATACAAAGATAGCCTCGGCAAATATGCTTGACGCTATAGATTACCTCGTAGACTTATCTACCCCTTGCGAGCATTCATTACTAATTAATGTCGGTGATTTTATTCACGCCAATGGATCAAATGGTACTACTTTTTCCGGGACAAAATTAGACGTAGATACAAGAATCGAAGTGGTGCTAGAGACAGCAGCACAGACGTTTATCTTTGCGATAGACAAGATGCTATCCAAGCACAAGAACGTCACTGTCATCATGGCTCGTGGTAACCATGACTCAGATACAGCAATTGCTCTTGCGTTGATACTGAAGTTTTATTACACGCAAGAGAAAAGGGTAACTATCTTAGACCCTCACGGTTTTTTCCATACGCTACAGTTTGGCAAGAACCTCATAGCTGTACATCACGGCGACAAGGTTAAGGCAGAAAAGCTAGGAGCAATCCTACCTAAGATGCTACCTGAGCAGTGGTCAAGCACAGTGTATAGGAAGTGGATTGTCGGACATATCCATCATCAGAACTCTATCGAGACATCTAATGGGTGTTTCGTGGAAGCGATGGGGACGTTGTCTCCTCCTGACTCTTGGCATGCAGGAGCGGGGTACGGTGCGTCCAGTGTGATGAACCAGATTACATTCCACAAGGATGGCGGCGAAGCTGTTAGACACGTTTATCAAATCAGAGCCTCTCGGAAAGCTCCTGACCTGACATTATAGGTGTAGTATGGAAGACCGACTCTCAAGAGTAGAAAGAAAGATTGACTCATTGCAGGAGGCGATTATCTCTTTGGCACGAGTAGAAGAAAGATTGGTTACGGTCTTCAACCGTCAGTCTAAGATAGAGGCTCAAGTAGATAGCATGGAACAGAAGATGGACGCAATGGCAGAAAGTATTGCGACATCTATGGCTACAGAAAGGATTGTTTGGATACTAATTGCTGCTGCTATTGCGGCGTTCTTTAACTTTATGGAGTGATTATGAAATACCTATTGATACTACCCGTTGTATTCTTGATGTCATGTTCACAACTAGAAGTTGTTGGAACTGCTGTAGATAAATACTGCGAGCTGTCTCCTACTCAAAGACTTGCTAATCGCGAGGCAATAGCAGAAGTCGTAGCACCTAACACAATCCAAATAGAGTGCGTAGATAATGCAGAAGATAGCATCTAAGCTGTCACTAGACGCTTACAAGGACGACATGGTTGGCGCGTTCAAGATAGAGAACAAGCTAACCTCTACCGTTGCGTATGTGAAGTTAACACCTGAGTGTAACTACGTTGTCTTTCGCGGCACTAACTCTATTGGCGATTGGTTGTTTAATCTTTCCGCTGTCCCTGTGTACTACAACAAACGGTGGACGCATGGTGGATTTGCACTAGCACACAAGTCTGTATGGAAACGAATCAGACGGTTGCTAGACCCAAACAAGAAGACCTTGATTACTGGTCATTCTCTTGGCGGTGCATTAGCTGAACTATCAGCATGGGCGTGTAGAGACTTTACAGATTTGACATTGATTACCTTTGGCAAGCCAAGGGTTTTCTTTCGCGGTTCTAAGAAGAAGATGAACCACGATGTACAAATCTCTTACGTTTCAGGCAGTGACGTTGTAACTAGAATACCGAAGTTTGGATACGAGCCTGACTCAAATCAGGATCTAGTATACTTTGACAACTGGGGGCAAGTCTTCTTCAATCCTCCCAAGGGTTATGTAAGTAATGACTTCGGTTTAGGCGACTCAATCTCAGATCACTCGATGAAAAGTTATGACAAGATGGTTAATGATATGCACCTTAGTATTGCAGAGCTGCGCCATAACCGACAACCTCTCAGACGGGTATGATCGTGGCGATATTGCTAAGGGATTGGTGGAGGACTTTAAGATTTATTGTACCGCACCTGTCACCTACATTCGCAGAGCGGGTAGGACAGTTGTATTAGCAACCACAGGAATACTTTTACCGGACGTATGCCCATGATCGTAGAGTTTCCAGACAACAAAACAGAACGGTTGATAGAAGACGCAATGGAGCAACTTGGCGCTTGGGTAGAAGGCCAAATAGAACTAGGGGTAAGCCCTATCATTTTAATAGGATTGATGGAGACATATAAGTCTGCACTCTCCTATAACCTGCTAGTAGATGAGGACGAGTAATGCCAACAGATAGTAAAGACATATTTGGAAACTTAATTCCTGACTTTGGAATTGAGGGTGGGCTTGCTTCTTATCTTCCGGGACAAGAGTCTGCTTTTAATCCAGAAGCAATTCGCGAAGTATTGAGTGGCTCAATTGAAGCAGGTCTAGCCAATCTTCCTACAAGCATTGGCGGCAAAACTGAAGAGCAAATTATTCAGGATATTGCTGACTTCCTTGCTGCTCAAGACGCAACAGATTATGGTGATTTAAATTTAAACACAACAGCTAACGAATTAACTAATGGCGTAGATATGCTTGACCCTGAAGCTACAGGTTTGGGCGGTGATGAAAGCATTGTTACTGACGATGAGCAGTGGGACAAAGTAGACAAAACAGAAGACCTTGGCTCACTGTTGCAAGACGCACTAGACATCTTTGGTTTAGGAAATCTTGACAAAGCTATTGTGAATGTTGCTGATGTAGTCAATGACCGTAACATCTCTGTTCAGGATGTTGCTGCTGCGTCAGGTAATACCGTTGAATACGTCAATGACGCTTTTGAAAAAGCCGGAGTTAAGATTAACAATCAAGGCGAAGTTATTGATGATGACACAGTTACTACTGGTGGCGATTCAACTACTACAACTACAACCACAACAACAGGTGGCGGTGCTTGGCAGAATACAGGTGGAGGTGTTACGGAAACTGTCGGCGACAGACAGATTGGTGACGGACTAATAGTCCCCAAAAGAGATGTGGTTGTTGACGATAGACCCAAGACAATTCTTCCTGCTTTGCCTAAACCAGAGCCTAAGCAGACAATGAATCTGACTTTAATGCAGTCAATAGTAAACGACACGCCAGTGACAGAATCAATCTTATTCCCAACTAAGTTCACTAAGTTGGAGAACGTACAACAAGGAATGTTTGGTGAATTCCTTCGTGCCGCAGGAGGCAGACGATGACATACCTAGAAGCAATCAATAGTGTCCTTCGGCGATTGCGTGAAGACCAAGCTAACACAGCATTAGAGTCTGACTACTCCGCATTGATCGGAGACTTTGTTAATGACGCAAAGAGAATTGTAGAGAACTCTTGGAACTGGTCTGCCCTTCGCGACACAATCCTAGTCAATACAGTTTCGGATACGTCAGAGTATTCTTTAACTGGCTCTGGTCAGGAGGCAGTCCTCAAGGATGTCATTAACGATTCATCTAACAGGATGATGAGGCTCGAAACAAAGTCATTCTTTAACAACGTCTACTACAACCAAGATGTAACCAGTGGTTCACCGTCCACTTACACTATCACTGGTGTAGATAGTAATGACGATTTAAAGGTCAAGGTATACCCACAGCCTGACGGTATATATAACCTGCGTTTTGATATGTCCAAACCCCAAGGATTAATCAGTGCTGATGCAACTAAGATCAAAGTGCCACACAACCCTGTGGTTCAGATGGCATTCGCGATGGCTCTACGGGAGCGTGGTGAGACAGGCGGTCAGTCAGCAGCAGAACAATTTGCTATTGCGTCCACTGCTTTGTCTGATGCGATAGCTATAGACGCTAACCGTTACCCTGATGAAACTACTTTTATGGTGGTA